AAGTATGGAGCAACTAAGCCCTATGGGCCTTAACGAAGGGGCAAGTAATGATCTTAACGTTTAGCGGAGTAGTACAAGCCGTAGATGCAGGCGAGCGCCGAGTTATCGCTGGCAAGATAGCGCCCTACGATGGCGAGGTAGGTTATACAAGTGCGGGCAAAGTTGTATTTAGTAAAGGATCAATTACTGCAGCTAACCCCGATAAAATAAAATTGTTAATGTCACACGATAATAGCCAACCTGTAGGGCGTATGATTGCTATACAATCTGCAGAGGATGGCCTGTACGCTAGCTTTAAGATAAGTAGTAGCACACGCGGTAACGATGCAATTTTGCTAGCCCAGGAACAACTAATGGACGGCCTTTCCGTCGGGGTTGAAGTGACAGCCTCCGAGCCGAAAAAAGGTTATCTCCTGGTGACGGCGGCAACTTTGCGCGAGGTTTCGCTGGTTGAAGCTGCCGCCTTTCCGAGTGCCGCCGTGCAAAGTATTGCTGCTAGCGAAAGCGAAACAGTAGAAGAAAACCAACCAACCCTAACCGAAAGCGAGGCCGCTGTGACTACAGCCCCCGAAACAACAACCGAGGATAGCACCGAGGCTGCACCTGTAGTAGAGGCAGCACGGCCAATTATCCGATCTAACCCGCTAGATTCCCAGCGCGTACGCACACCTATTACATCAATGGGCGCATACACAGAGCATAAGATTAAGGCAGCCCTCGGTAACGAGGACTCTAAACTTTATGTAACTGCAGCCGATGACAGCTTCTCAACAAACCCAGCTTTTAATCCAACACAGTACCTAAGCGAGTTTCCAACTAACACACGCTTTGGCACACCATCTATTGATGCGTGCTCACGTGGCACTTTGCCAGCTAGCGGTATGACTATTAACGTGCCATCTTTGGTTACAAGCGCAGGCGGTCAGTCAGGCGTAGCACCTGCAGTAACAGTTGAGGCCGAAGCTGGAGCTGTACAAAATACAGGTATGGTTACAGAATATCTTTCAGGCACAATCAATAAGTATTCAGGTATGAACACTCTTAGCATCGAGCTACTAGAGCGCTCTGATCCTAATTTCTATTCTGAGCTAACACAGCAACTACAAAATGCGTACTTGAAAACTCTCGATACTACTGTAAATGCGGCCCTCATAACTGCGGGTACTGTTGCTACAACTGCACAGGCAGCGACTTCAGCGGGCATTATTGGTTATACATCGGAAGCTTCACGTCTAGTTTATGAGGCTACTGGCTACTTTGCTAACAACTACATCGCTAACGGCTCACAATGGCAGTTGCTATTAGGCGCATCTGATACAACAGGCCGCCCTATTTACTCAGCTAGCCAGCCAATGAACGCAGGCGGTCTAACACAGCCTGGCTCAATTCGAGGTAACGTACTAGGGCTCGATTTGTACGTGGATAAAAACTTTGCAGCTACTACAACAGTAGATGACTCAGCCATTATCCTTGCACCTGAGGCCTTTACTGTGTACCAGTCACCAACTGCCTATATGTCAGTTAATGTCGTATCCAACCTACAGGTACAAGTAGCCATCTATGGCTATATGGCAACTATCGCCAAGATGCCTAAGGGTATTATCCGCTTTAACTTCACCTAAGCAATAACTCAATAGTGGGTAGGGCATATTTAGCCCTTTGCCCTACTCACCTAACGTAAGGAGTACCGATATGGCCGCTACATATGTAACAGCCGCTACGCTAAAGGCTAGCCTCGGTGTCGGTACTCTTTACGATTCTTATACTTGGATAGAGGACACTTGTCAGGCAGCCCAGGATTTAATTAACGGGTTTTTATGGTTTGATAACACGCCTGTAGTAGGCACAGCTTTAGTGTCTAATGTTGCTACAGTTATGCTAGCCAACCCTGGCATATTTACTACGGGCCAATCTGTAACTATCGCTGGGGCTGGCTCTACATTTAACGGGTCATACACAATTACGGCCACTATCCCGTTTAGCACAGGCACTAGCAATATCCTGCCAGCCTTTAATATGCAGCTTAACTATTGGCAATTCCCGCAGGGCTATAGCTTTATCCAATATGCCAAGACTGCATCGGATCAAAACTTTAGGCGCGTACTTCCATACGGCACGGCTACAGGCGATGATACAAAAACGGCCACCTATGCCAATACGCCAGCAATACAGGCCGCCGCGTTAATTTTAGCTGAGAATATATGGACAGCGCGCTTTAGCACACAAAACGGCGGCACAGGCATAGATGGATATAGCCCTAGTCCGTTTAAGATGAGTAACACACTCATAGCATCTATTAGGGGCTTGCTAGCAAACTACTTAAACCCTAGCGCTATGGTCGGCTAGATGACTGCCGCAATTACCACGCTACGCAGCACAATAGCTGCAGCTTTAACTAGCTCTGCCTGGTCCACCTCGGCTTACCCTTTAAGCACAGTATTGGCTAACAGCGTGACGGTAGCCCCAGCCGATCCATACATTACCCCTACTAATAATTCACGGGCAACTATATCGCCCCTGGCTAATTTTAAGATTATTATGGTTGTGCCTATGTTTGATAACCAGGCAAACTTTATAGGCATCGAGGATATGAGCGTAGCCGTGTTTAATCTATTGGCTGCTAGCTCTATCGTATTTAACGTTAGTGCGATATCTGCCCCTAGCGTGTTAAGTGTGGCTAGCGGTGACTTACTAACGGCCGATATGACAATCAACGTACTAACGAGCTGGAGCTAAAATGGCACTAACAGATGAAGATAAAGCATTTTTAATTAAGATAGGCCAAGAGTTGCCTGTTGAGGTTAAAGAAACCAAACCAAAAGAAACACTACAAGAAAAGGATGAGGCATAAGCGATGGCCGTTTATTTAAGTAATGGAGTTGTGGTTACGCTTAATAGTGTGGCCCTATCCGATCACGTAACAAGCGCGACAATTAACCGTAGCTTTGATGAGCTAGAAGTTACAGCTATGGGCGATACCGCACACAAGTTCGTAAAAGGCCTAGAGGCAAGTACAATTATGTTAGATTTCTTATCTGACACAGCCGCCGCTAACGTCAATGCAACGCTACAAGCTGCCTGGGGTACAACAGTAGCTCTAACGCTTAAGCAGACTAGCGCCGCAGTATCGGCAACTAACCCGCTATACAGCACTACAGTATTGGTAAATAACACTACAGACATTAACGGTGCAACTGCCGATATTGCCACACAGTCAATTACTTTTACCTGTAATTCAGCTATCGTTATTACTACTTCATAATCAACCAAACAAAGGGGCTAAGACAATGGCAAGACTAAAGATTACAAGGGCTGACGGGTCAGTATCTGAGCATCAGATAACCCCGCGTATTGAGTATGCCTTTGAGCTATACGCTAAAAAAGGTTTTCACAAAGCCTTTAGGGATGATGAAAAGCAAAGCGATGTGTACTGGCTAGCCCACGAGTGCTTACGCGCAAGCGGGGAAACCGTACCGATGTTTGGGGCAGAGTTTTTAGATACTTTGGTCAAGGTCGAGGTACTAGACGATCTCCCTTTGGGGTAGTGGGGCGCGGTTCTTTTGGCTACCTGGTCGCACAGTTAGCAATAGAAACAGGGATAGCGCCCCAGTATCTCCTAGAATTAGATAGCACTATGTTTGCCAATATGTTACAAGTTTTAACAGATAGAGCGAAGGAGATGCAAAATGCCCAGCGTAGAAATAAGAGGTAATACAGACCTACGCAAGGCATTACGCCGTTTTGCACCTGACTTAGACAAAGAGCTACGCAAAGAATTAACGAGAGCGCTAAAACCTGTAGTAAAAGCGGCTAGAGGCTTTGTACCTGTCACAAGTGATATTATGCACGGCTGGCAGCCTCGATCCTTTAGTGAAGCTCGTTTTCCATTTTATGACTATCAGACAATAGTGAGAGGCATAGGGTTTACTACCGCCGTATCTAAGCCTAATAAAAATGGCTTTACTTCAAATGCTCAGATATTTAATAAATCAGCTGCAGGTGCTATTTATGAAACCGCAGGCCGTTTAGGACAGCCTCAGCCCTGGGTAGGGCCTAAAGCGGGTGGGTCAAGCCATAAAGTCAGTAGGTCAAACTGGGAAGGGGCAGGGGCTCAATTTATAGATAATCTTAATAGTGAGCCTTTAGTATCTAGCCTTGCTGGCAGGGGCCGTTTAATTTATAGAGCCTGGGCGCAGGATAGAGGCATAGCTGTAGGTATATCTATGAGGGCAATAGATAAAGCCGTCAGTATATTTTATGCTAGAGCAAACGCTGGTACTTTAGATAAGGCTGCATAATGGCTCAAACTTCTAATGTAAATATAAATCTTAACTCTAAAGCTGACCTAAAGGGTTTTAAGCAAGCCGAAACAGCTACGCAAAAGTTAATGAAAACTACTAAAAAACTAGCTGCATCTTTAGGTATTGCCTACAGTACTAAAGCCGTTTTAGCCTATGCTAACGCCTCGATAAAAGCTGCAGCTGCCGACCAAAAGAGCCAATTATTATTATCTAGTAACCTTAAAAATCTAGGTTTGGCTTATGCCAATGTGGACAGCGAGGCCTTTATTAAGTCTATGGAAACTCAAACCCACATAGCCGATGCCCTTTTAAGGCCAGCGTTTGCTCAACTAGCCCAGGTAACAGGATCAATAGCTACTACTCAGAGAGTAATGGGAATTGCTTTTGATACAGCTAGCGGCACAGGGTTAGATTATGCACAAACAATAGACATATTATCCCAGGCCTATGTTGGTAATCGTAAAGGCCTAAAACAATTAAACACAGGTTTAACACAGGCACAATTAGCAGCCCTTAGTTTTGACCAATTATTAATAGTCTTAAATGAGCATTTTGGCGGGGCTGGCACAGCTGCCGTAAAAGGTTATGCAGGGCAGATGGATGCTCTAACTATTAGTTTAGGTAATGTCCAAGAGATACTAGGCGGGGCGCTATTAGACTCCTTTGCCAAAATGGGCGGCGGCGGTGACATTACTAAAGCTACTAGCAAAATGGAAAACTTTGCTACGGCTGTAGCTGGCGTGATTAAAGTATTAACTCGGGTATATGACCTTAACGCTATTTTGGGCCAAGTAGAGTTTGGTGGTTTTCTCGGTGTTGTGCCTAAAAATAAACCAGCCTCATCTATACCTATGCAATCGCCTGGGGATCGAGCAGCTATAGACAAAGCCAATAAAGCTGCAGCAAAGCGCAACTATGAGGCAGGGGCATCGGCTAGAAAACTAGCAAAAGCCCAAGCCGATGCAGCCGCTAAAAAAGCTATAGCTGATAAAAAGTCTGCAGATTTATCTAAAGCCTCAGCCCAGTTTGACCTAGAAAAGATATCTATAGCCGCAGCGTTAAAGGCAACATATGACAATGACACAAAACTGCGCCTACTGGCGATGCAGGCTATCGAGGATGAAGATGGCGCAAAGGCTCTCGGATACTTAAATCAATTAAAGATATTACAAGATAGCGTACAGGCATCTAAACTAGCAGGCATAACGACTATTAGTAACGCCTCACTAGAGGCTCTTAATACTCAATTACTTAAAGAATTAGCCGCCATAGATGCTACTAAAATGTCAGAGGCAGATAAAAACGCGGCTAAAGATGCGGCCTTTGCCAAGTATAACGATGCTATAACAAAGCAAGGCGGCCTAGCGGTAGCTAATGAATATAGCGAGCGCGCACAGATACAATTAACCTCGATTGCCAAGCTAGCAGCCCTACAAGGTTACGGCTCAGCCCTGGCAACTCTTAATACAATTATGGTAAGCAACGAGCTAGCCATAGCTAAGACTCAATCAGCTAATGATTTAGCCCGCTATAGCGCTCTTAAAGATTACATAAACTTATTAGGCGTGGCCTACGATGCCGCTAGAGCTTTAGCCGCTGCTAACGCGGCAGCTGCAATAGCAGCTGTACCAGGTAACAGTAAAGGTGCGCCTTTTGGCGGCGAGTCAGGCTTTACGCCTTATGTGCCTAAACCAGTACCTAGAGGGGTTTTACCTGATTATTTAGATATATCTACTTCTATCGGCAATATGGCAAATGGCACGGGCGGCAGCGGGGGTAATAGCAATACAGTTAAAATTGAGATAGTAGATAAAACAAGCGGGTTGATCGAAGTAGTACAACAGGCTGTACAGACCAATAATAGATATGGCAACAACCTCAATTTTGCAGGGGCCATAGCGTAATGACTGTACCAATAGTAAATGCTTTTATTAACTTTAGCACGGGGCCTAGTTTTGGTCAGGCTCTTATATTAGATCAAGGCATATTAGATACTAATATCCTCGCTGACTCTGTAGCTATTATTGTGGATGTAAGCGATGTAATAAATAACATAAGTACCCAACGAGGCCGTAACGCACAGGCTGACCAATTCCAAACAGGTAGCCTTAGCTTGCGTATTGTGGATCAAAATGGAGATTTTAACCCTCAAAATACGGCTAGCCCTTATTACACATATTTAACACCTATGCGTAAAGTGCAGATAACGGCTACATACGGCGCAACTACTTATCCTATATTTATGGGCTATATTACAAGTTACTCTACAACTACTCCGCAAAATGCTAACGATGTGGTTTATACCACGATAGAGGCCGTAGATGCTTTTAGACTGGCCCAAAATGCTCAGATAGCAACAGTAGCAGGGGCAACGGCTGGCGATTTAAGCGGCACTCGCATTACCCAGTTGCTCGACACTATTAGCTGGCCTAACTCTATGCGGGATATTGATGCAGGCCTTACTACTATGCAGGCTGACCCTGGCACACAGCGCACGGCCTTAGCCGCTATGCAGACAGTAGAAACCAGCGAGTACGGGGCGCTCTATGTTGATGCCTCGGGCAGTTTTGTATTCCAGGATAGGACAGTTACGGCCTCATCGGTGACAGGTACACCTGTGTTATTTAACGATAACGGCAGCGATATCTCTTACTCTAATGCCGTATGGGTACTAAACGATGTCCTAGTCTATAACCAGGCCAATGTCACCCGTACAGGCGGCACGGTGCAAACGGCTAGCAACCAGGCCAGCATAGATAAATACTTTTTACACAGCTATAACCAACAAAACCTACTTATGCAGACCGATGCTACAGCCCTAGATTACGCACAAGCCTATGTAGCTAGCAGGGCAGAAACTACCGTAAGATGCGATGCTATAACCCTTGACCTCTACACGGCTAACTACAATGCTGGCATTATCGCAGCCCTTGATCTTGATTATTTTGATCCTGTAACTATTACTACTACCCAGCCAGGGGCCTCGACTTTAACTAAAACCCTGCAGGTTTTTGGCAAAGCTATGTCAATTACGCCTAATTCTTGGCGAGTGACTATGACTACCCTAGAGCCAATTATTGACAGTTTTATCCTAGACAGCGCGCTATACGGGCTTTTAGATACCAATGTACTATCCTACTGATATGAGAGAGAGCAAGTAAATGGCTAAACAGACCTTTACAACGGGGCAAGTATTAACTGCCGCGCAGATGACGGCCCTGCAATTAAACGATTACAACCAAACAGTAAATGCTAAGGTAGCCAGTTATACCCTAGTGGCCAGCGATGCAGGCACACGGATAACTATGAGCAACGCAAGCGCGACTACTATTACAGTAAATACCTCATTGTTTGCAGCTGGCGATACGCTCTATATCACTAACATAGGTGCAGGTGTTTGCACAATTACGGCAGGTACGGCAACAGTTACAACAGCTGGCAGCCTTGCCTTAGCACAATGGGCAAGTGGTACTTTATACTTTACTTCTGCTAGCGCGGCAGTTTTTATTCCTGGGGGCGTAGCGGCGGCAAGCAGTTCGGCTTTAACTTTTATTACAGGAACTACTTTTAGCGCGGTAGCAAGTTTTAGCCTACCCGCCAATACTTTTAGTGCAACTTATGACAATTACCTAGTACGTTTTCAATTAACGGGGGCAAGTGCGGCAAGTGCGGTTACTCTTAAACTTCGCGCAGGCGGCACAGATACATCAAGCGGGTATTACTCTGCACAATACCGCCTTGACTATCAATTAACAGTTACGAGTTTAGGCGAAAACGCTACGACATCTTGGGGTTTAGGATCAATTAACACAGGCGGCACTAATCAACAGATATTCCAATATGACTTGAACATTAAGCAACCTTTTCAGACAAAGCACACAATGGTCAATAGTGCTGGCAGCTTAGGCAATATCGTTTCAAGCGTTGGATTATTAGCCAAAGTGGACACAACATCTTATGACTCACTTACTTTTGCGTGTGATAGCGGCACAATTACAGGCAACTACCGCGTTTATGGTTACGCTAACAGTTAAGGATATGACTATGACAACAGAGAAAAAACTGCACCAAGATGGCGATGATGTGCGTGAGTACACCGAGGCAGAGTACGCACAAGCGGCAACTGACTTAGCAGCGGCAAAAGTATTAAGCGATAAAAAAGATAAAGCCGCTGCCGAAAAAGCTGCCGTCCTGGCTCGCTTAGGAATTAGCGCCGATGAAGCAAAATTGCTACTGAGTTAGTGTACTCTTACAACGGCTGGCCTGCATCGAAAGATCAGGCTGAGATAGGCATAAAATCCTATCTCGTACCTGGCACAGCAATTAAACTGCGATGTGCTGAGAAGGTAGCACCGTTGCTTGTAGGCTTTGCTGCAGAGTTCCATAACTTAATAGAGGAGTTAGATGTAGGTAGCCTCGATGACTGGGGCTGGGCGTACAGAGATGTAAGAAATGTGCCTGGCAAGTTATCTAACCACGCAAGCGGTACGGCCATTGATCTAAATGCTACTAGGCACCCGCTAGGTGCGGTAGGTACTTTTGAGCTAGGCAAGATACCGATGCTAAGAGCGCTTACTAAAAAGTATGGCTTAACCTGGGGCGGGGATTACAAAGGCCGTAAGGATGAGATGCACTACGAGATAAGCATTAACGCAGTCAAGGTGGCAGCGCTAATAACTCAACTAGGGCTAGAAAAGAGCGAGTAAATGAAAGAGCAACTAAAGGCCGCTGGCCCATCTTACCTACGCGCAGCTATATCGTGCGTGGGTGCGCTGTATCTATCAGGCATTACAGACCCTAAAGTGCTAGCTAATGCTTTTATAGCTGGGCTACTTGGGCCACTAATCAAGGCACTACAACCAGGCGAGAAGTCGCTAGGCATAGGCTCTAAGTAGATGGAGGCGCAGGCGTGGGTAGCTTTAATCTTGGGGGTTATTGCTATCCTGTCTGCGCTTTATGCAGCTCTGCGCTACCTAGTAAAGGCGATACTGGCTGAGCTGCTACCCGATAATAACGGGGGCCATAATTTACGGGGCCGTGTGGATCGAATAGAAGCTCAGGTGGACAGGATTTACGAGCTACTTATAGAGGCTAAACTATCTCGCTAGCGTGTCGCGTTGCCAAATGTCAGCCTCAGGGTTCATACTATTACTACAACGCCGAGGGGCTAACTCGGATTAGGTAGCCTTATCGGCCCAAACAAAGGGCTAATTATGATGGTAGATATATCGTTAATTGTACTAGCAGGTATCACGCTAGTTTTATGGTGCATAGTATGTTGGACTGTAGGCTTTAAGGCAGGCAGGCAAGAGGGCTACACAGCTGGCTATATGAAAGGGCGCAATAATGCCCGCAGCTCGGTGGCCACAAAATGAGCGGCTTTTTAGATAATTATGAGCTAGCTAATGACACCATCAAACGATTTTGGGTTGAGCATCCTACTGGGCGTATTCTGCCTATTATTGTGGATATTGATTTAACTGCAGGTTGGGTATTGTTTAAGGTTGAGGTGTACCGCGAGTATGAGGATCATCAACCTAGCGCCATAGGCCACGCATACGGCAACGTTACCTATTACCCTGCCAATATGCGCCGATGGTTCATAGAGGATTCAGAAACTAGCGCAATAGCCAGGGCCATAAAGCTACTTACACCGAGCGCCGAGAGGCCGAGCCGTGAGGATATGCAAAAGGTAGAGGCGCTAAAGCCAATGGCCGATAACACAGACTTTTGGGCTACTAACCCAGCTGCCGCAGCGATTCCAACACTAGCCGACGCTGTAAATACCTTAGCTACCTCGATGGGGGCGGTAATTGAGCCAGGGGTGCCAAGTTGTAATCACGGGGCTAGGGTGTGGCGCACGGGCGAAAAGAACGGCAAAGCCTGGGGTAATTATAGCTGCAGCGAAAAGAGCCGCACTAACCAATGCGCGCCCTATTGGTATGTACTAACCAGCGATGGAAGCTGGAAGCCCCAAGTATGAGCCGATATATGGAGATTATCAATATAAGCTCGATGACAGGTCAGTTACTAGATGAGGGCGAGGTAATAGCAAAATACAAGGTAGAAACCTGCGATAAGTGCGCTCGCATTACTCAGTTAGATATGTTTGGCTATCAAAAGTCAGACCCCGAGGAAAATATAATATGGTTCTGTAAGGACTGCCGATGATGGATACCGAGCAGGAGCTATTTAACTATATAAAAAAGCGCTACTTAGAGGATTTAGTTAAAAGTGAGCACCCTTACGAGTACCACGATTGCACTAGCACTCTATACAGGCTACATATAGAGCTAAAATGTAGGCATAAGCATTATGACGATTTAATTATAGAGAAGGATAAGTACGAGGCCCTAGTGCAACAGGCCGAGCGCCTGGGCTTCACACCCTTTTACGTTAATGCCACGCCTAAGGGCATTTACGCCTTTAACCTGCGTAAAATAACTGTTAAGTGGACTACTAAAAAACTGCCAGCTAAGACAGAGTTTGAGGATCAGGGGTTAGTAGATAAAACGGTGGCCCTATTGCCTGTAGGTCAGGCTGTACAGCTATGAGCGACTACATACGCTTTGAGTGCAGAAAGTGTAAGAAAGTAACTAACCAACTAGAGCGCATAGTCACCGATAACCTGCCGCCTAATGTAAAGGTGTTGGAGTGCAGCGTATGTGGGATTATGGGCGTTTGCCTGCTAGAAGCTACCGATGCTTAAAATAGGCTCACTTTGTACAGGTTATGGCGGCCTTGATATGGCAGTCGAGGCCTACTATGGGGCCGAAACTGTGTGGGTGTCAGAGTTTGACAAGTACGCGAGTAAAGTCATAGAGGCAAGAATAAATAGGCCTAACTTAGGTAACTTAAAAGTAATTAACTGGGCTGAGTTAGAGCCTATAGACATATTAACCGCAGGTTATCCGTGTCAGCCGTTTAGTCACGCAGGACTTAGAAAGGGTGTAGAAGATGAAAGGCACTTATGGCCATATATCAAAACAGCCATTAGCACATTACGACCCAGTTACGTCATCTTGGAAAACGTACGAGGACATTTTGGACTTGGGTTTAGAGAAGTCCTCGGCGACCTTGCCTCTATCGGGTATGACGTGCGATGGACTCTTATACGAGCTAGTGATGTTGGAGCGCCCCACAGGCGAGAGCGACTATTTATCCTTGCCTACCCCAATAGCACACGATGGCCACGAACCGAGTCCTGCGACGTTCAAACGCAACAGCCCTGGGATAGCGGCAATAATTCTAATGAATATACCCACACCGACGGCCAGCGATGCTATCTGGGACAAAACTACGGCAACGAGGTCGAATATCAAGGGCAATCACAACTTATCGCTAGCGGACTGGTCGAAACAATTATTACCCACACCGACGGCAATACACGTACGCAATCACGACGAGCCAGTGGAGAATTACGAGCAGAGAGTACAGGACTACAAAGAGGGCAAGACAAAGGGCAAGCCAGGGGCGAGTCTAGGGGTAGCGCTGAGGCTATTTCCGACACCGACAACGGGCGAGGGGTCAGGACAATGCCGAGATTATCGCAGCGATATGACCCACGCAGCTCAATGCACCTGCAAGAAATACCGTCTCCATTGGATCAAGGTAGATTAAATGTAAAGTTTGTTGAATATATGATGGGGTTACCCGATGGATGGGTAACAGATATAGATTTGCCACGCGCTCAAATGTTAAAGATATTGGGTAATGGTGTAGTACCTCAACAAGCCTATAGAGCTTTAGAATTGTTAAATAATGTTGAATAGTTATCCACAGAAGTTATCCACAGGGGGTGTGGACAGACCGACACACCGCGCTGACCAGCACTTATACCCTTACCTATTGACACCTGCGGTACGCTGGTTAGGCGCTGCTGGCCCTGAAAGGCTGAGGCCAAGCAAGCGTAACCCTCTATTAGCCAAGCTATGCTTACTAATAAGCGCATTACTAATCATTAACATACAAGAGGCAAGTGCATATGACCCATCTATAGAGGCCTATAAGCTCTATGCTCATATGATGGTAGGTAATGATAAGCAGTACAGGTGTTTGGTAGAACTATGGGATCGTGAGTCACATTGGAACCCTAAGGCTAATAACTCTAAGAGCAGCGCATACGGGATACCTCAACTACTTAAGATGACTACTATTAATCCATATAGACAGATAGAGTTAGGTTTGAAGTACATAACTAAACGTTATGGTAATAGCTGTGTTGCATTGGCTAGACATAAGAGAGTAGGTCATTACTGATGGCTAGGGCAGGTGATCCCAGGTTAAAGCGTGCCTATCGTGATGGCTTTCGCACACGCATACTGCAGCGTGATGGCTATGTCTGCTACTACTGCGGCCAAGATGCAGACCAATTGGATCACGTCATACCTATATCTAAAGCTCCTGAGCTAGTGGTAAATGCGGATAACGCTGTCGCGTGTTGCAAGCGTTGTAATACGAGTAAGGGTAATAGGTCACAGGGGCTTTTTTTAGCCAAGAGCGCTAC